AGACATAGCAGATTTATCCTTTGGGGATGTCTGCTATTTTTTGATTGGCGGAGAGGGACATTGTGGTATTTACCTCGGATACGGCAAGTTATTAACAACATTTCCCAGTACGGCACCACAATGGAATAACACAGTACTTCCAGATGTATCCATGATACTCCATCGTGACATATGGGAGCAAGGTTATCGATGCGGATTTCATAGAAAGGAGTGATGACATATCGATACATTTACATGGCGACCTCTTGTAGGGGATGGTATTAAACCTAATAATACAGCACCGAATACCAGAGTTGAATTTATAAACAACAACGTACAAATCCAGCGTAATGCAGTAAATGATAAGGAAACATGGACATTACCTTATGGTGGTATTGCTGATACTTTAGTCGATATGCGTACATTCGTTAAGGCTCATAATAGTGGTCAGAAGTTTTACTGGACACCACCGAAGCCATACGATACACAGGGTACATGGATACTCAATGATGACTCGTTTGAACCTAAGATTCAGTATAGTTTAGGCAGCGATGGTATAGGACTTATCCAAGGATTCACTGTAGACCTCACGTTTAGGCGGTGTTACCAATGATAATACTACCATCACAGCTACAGGATACCAAAGACAATTCATCGGTTCATTTTATTGATCTCTATATTATCCATATGGTAACTGGAGATCTTTTTATGTGTGCAAACGATGTTGATATTCAATGGTATATCCCTTATACGTCCACACCAGTAACCTATGCTGCTCAACCGATTAAACGTGGGACACTCTCACAGAGTACTGATGACAAGATCGATAATATGACTATTGAGATATCCAATGTCACTCGTCAGTTCTCATCTGCACTATTCCAAAGTTTCGACTTCAGAGGAACCAAAGTAGATGTCATACAGATTGCTTATCCAGGTTCCATAGGAGTACCAGGGGCGTTCAAACACGTGTTCAGAGGTTATATTGATACTCCAGGGCTCGATGAAGCCAAAGGGATATTCACAGCTACAATAATGCAGGAAATCCCTAATATGAAGTCGTGTAGATCATTGATGCTCACGTGTAACGCATGGTTTGGTGATGTGGAAGAATGTGGAGCGCAGGTTACAACAATGAATAGCACAGTTGTCGCTGGTAGCACACAGAATGTCATCTATCATGCTAATGATTATACACAGGCTGACTACTTTAAATCTGGGACATGCAGTATCGGCTATGAGAGCAAAAAGATAATCGCTAGCACATCCACTAGTATTACTGTGGAATATCCATTCTTTACTGTGCCAGCTACAGGACTAGCTGTGAATTATGTCAATGGATGTGATAGGACACACCCTGATTGTGTACGACATAATAACTCACAGAACTTCAGCGGATTTCTCTCAGTCCCATTCGAGTTCGCAATACGTTCATAGAAAGGAGGTGATTAACCATAGGTAAATCTACAGGTAAAAAAATTGCATCACTCATAGGATTTGGTCTTGGCTTCGCTAATCCAGCAATGTTTGGCTTAGGTACAGCAGTGTGGTCAGGCGGTATCTATGGAGCTTCATTGTTCGGTAATATATGGACAATGACACACAAGGAAAAGGCAGCAGCACAAACTTATGATTTTGATGTAATACAAAACAACAGATCATCCGAGGCTATGATACCGATCATTTATGGAACTCGTAAATTCGGGGGGTATCAAACATGGCACGACACATCCACAGACAAACAAACACTAACTAAAGATGTTGTAATGTGCGAAGGTGAAATCACTAGGTTAACTGAGTTGAAGGCTAATGATTTGTATATCGCAGCTGAGATTAAAACGTCATTTACTAATTTATTCACTATCATCTACAACGGGTCATCATCGGGTGCAACTATCGAAATCAAGAATAGACCATATAAAACTTCTGGTGGTCAATCAGTAACTGGTAATTTTATAATCCTGAGTAAAGTTATGAGAGTGAATATAGGATCATTGCTTAACCCAGTATACGTCGATAGATTAACAGAAGTAGCAGCAATAAAAGTAAGAACCACTGTTTATCAAGATTTATTAGATAAATGGAATGAGTTATCAATAGTTGCAGTTACTGATATTGTAGCTGAAATCAATAATGTTGAAGGTTTTTCTGCAACAGCTTTAGTCATAGGTAAATATAATGTTGACACTATTGCTCCTGTTAATATTAAAGGGGTAACCTACACATCTACTAATACAGTAACTACAGTTATTCATGAAGGTCTCGATGGTTGCTCTGTAGAAACTCACAACGGTTCACCTTGGCAAGCTCCACCGTCAAACTATAATGTAGTTGGTGGATATAAGAACTGTGCATGGCTCAGAGCTGTTCTTAAGTCATCTGATAAACTCCAAGGATCAGACCCAACGATCACATCAGTAATTCAAGGAATGAAAGTATATGATACACGAACAGGAGCTAAGGCTTACTCAGAAAATCCAGCAATGTGTACTCGTGATTATATCCTTAGTAAACGCTATGGATTAGGACGCTGGGTAACTGCTGATATGCTCGACAATGATTCCTTCAATGAATGTGCTGATCAATGCGATGGTGAAGTCCACTATTATACACCAACATCTCTTGCGACTTACGATGCAGTCCAGAATAAAATCACAGACCTTCATAATCAGCTCACGTTAAATCCTGGATGGTCATCGAGTACCGTTGATGCAGTCAATGATGAAATCACAGCTCTTCAGAAATCACTCATTACAATCCAAAGCCAACCAGTGAGTCAAACCATAGCGGTTACTCCACGTTATTCCTGTAATTTAATACTTGCTGACAAAACAAACCACATTGATAACCTTGAGACGATCATGGCTACCTTTGGTGGTTTTTTAGTTTACAACGGTAAGAAGATTAGTCTTCGCATGGAAAGACAAGAAGTAGTATCTTACGCATTTAACGATAGTAATATCTGTGTTACTGACGATGGCAAGCCAGATATCGTATGGGAAACAACATCACTTGCTGAGACTCCTAATAGATACATCATTACCTTCTACGATCCAAACAATAATTGGACAGGGGTAACATGCCAAGTTAATGACACGGCAGATCAAAAGTTTCGTGGAAGAATCATTGAGAAAGAAGTGACATTAGCAGGGGTAACAAACCAAAGTCAAGCATTGAGACTCGGTAGAATATTCATGGCTAAGAACAGGCTTAACACAAGGATATGCACATTTAAAACTGGGACACATGCGATGCATTTACAACCTGGAGATGTCATTAGTTTTACTCATGAAGAAGTTAATAATATGCCACTTAGAATTCTACAGATGTCTGAAGACCAAGGCAAATTCACTATTAAAGCTCAAGAATATAATGCTACCATCTATGATGATCGTCTAGGTGCTCAGATAACAACTAAGAATTACTGTACAATACCCAATGCATTTACCGATACAGTCCCAGAAGTCAAAAGTATCACACTCGATCAAGACTATTATATTCAAAAAGATGGCACAGCAATATCAACGATCACTGGTGTATGCACCTTACCAGACTATACATTCACTAGGATGATCCATATATATTCAACGACTGACAGTGGTGTTACATGGAACTATTGCTCATCAACAACTACTGGTGAATTTACACTGCATAGTATCCTCGTGAATAAAACGTATTACATTAAAGCAATCGTTGAGAATACCGCAGGACGTAAATCCACAGGATTCATAAGTAATCCACTATTCATCACTGGTAAGGACAAGAATCCATCGGATGTCACTAAATTCGTTGTGGCTCAATATGGTACTCAATTTGTGCTTCAAGGAAAAATTCCATCGGATGTAGACTTTAATCATATCGAAGTTAGAGTCGATGGTACATCGTGGGAAACATCAAAGTTCCTTGCTACGGATGTCACTAGTTTTCCAATGTATACATCCAATAGTGGGATCGTTGATGGAACTCATGTATTCCGTGCTAAAGCAGTGGACAATGGTGGGAACTACTCAACGAATGATATCGAGTATATATTAGATGTCACTGATATTAACACGTATAAGAACATTATTCTAACTCGGGATGATGTATTACTTGGTGATGGAACGCTTACGGGGCTCACGGTACTTTCGAGTGGTAAACTTGTATCATCTAGCGCAATTACCTATGATGACTTTGACACTTACGACAATTATCCAACGACTTACGGTGAAGATCAAACGAGTATTGGGTATCTATCACCAGTTATCGACACATTCAAAGTTGGAAGAACCAATGTAAACTTCTGTTTTGACTTTGATTTTTATATTGACAATCCAACGTATGATACTCTAGGCGATAGAACTTATGATGATTATCCAAATGACACTTACGACCACATTACAGAACCAGTAGATATCATTATAGAAATACGATTATCAAATGATGGAACTACATGGGGTAATTGGCAGATGTATGTGTCTGCCGAGTATAACTTTAGGTATATTCAATATAGGGTCACAGCCAATTATGAGGATACAGCTACAAGAGCAACAATAAAATCCCTACTGCAATACTATGATGTCCCAGATGCCACCTATAGTCAAACATTAAGCATTCCATCGACTGGACTTGATGTTAGTTATGGTGGCATTTTTTATGAGATACCAACGCAAATATCCACAACGGTAATTAATGGGTCAGGCAATGTTTATCCTGATATAACCAATTCAACCGTTAATGGATTAACACTGACTTGTTATGATCGTACAGGCACAAAAGTCGCAGGTACGGTTCTTTTAGTTTGCAGAGGATACTGACGTATCCAAAGGGATATTAATAGAGGAGGAATAATATGGCACAAACTTTTACAAGCACTGATGTTATTGGAACTACTAATGTAAAGACTGATAATATTGCATCGCGTATTAATGAGAATACACTGCGGTCTAGCTTTAGTGGTACATCATTTCCAGATAGTCCAGTATTAGGGCAACATTGTTATCGAGAGGATATAACTAGAGAATACACATGGAATGGAGTATCATGGGTTGATAGCGATACTAATTCTACGGTTTACAATGATGTTAAGTTATCAGCAGGGAACCTACCGACTCTTAATACTCGCCTTGCTGTATCAATGAATGATGACGGTACGCTCAAAGCAACACCAACAGCTGTCATTGATGAATTTAAGGATAACGCTCTAGCAATAACTTATGTGTCCACAAGTTCATTTACGACGCCTAATGATCTCACTAGCACATTCACACAATATCGTAAAGTTAAGTGCATAGGAACATGGGGAGCCACTATAACTAGTATTACTACTAGTTCCTACGATAGTGGCACCAATAAAACTACAGTGACTCTTAAAGATTCCGTGATTGACGCTACGATTATCGAAGTTAAGTTTGGAGTTATACAGGATGGATTACCGGAGAATGTGCTTACGTCTGGTACAGAATCGACCATTGGTACAGCTAATGTAACAACTCTGAATATGTCAGGTGCAATCAACCAAGCTCTTACAACGATGGCTAGTGCATCTATAATGAATATAGGCACAGCAGCAGGGAACCACATCATTGTCACTGGAATGACTACAGTGACAGCATTCGATACACCCCAAGCAGGAACAAAGAGAACACTTAGATTTAGCGATACAGTTACAATAACCTATAATGCTGTCACAATGCTATTGCCAGGAGCTGCAAATATTGTAGCATATGCTGGTGATGTACTAGAATTTACTCATGAAGGTAGTGGAGTATGGCGATGCATCGATATTCAAAGGTATAAAACATTTAGAGGATGCTATATCTATCTTAATACTAGCAATCAGAGCGTTGCATCTAGTGCAAGTCCTAAAATTATATTAAATGCAGTTAATTACGATACTAATAGTTTTTGGAATACAACAAACACAAGAATTGAAATACCAGTAGGGATATCTTATATTAAAATAACAGCATCGCTATTGTGGAACGATGCTGTTTCAACCTATGGAAGAAGACTTGTTCAAATTTTAAAAAATGGTACATCTTATTTAGTTAATTCTAATACTACATTTAGTTCGAATGGTTGCTATGTGCAAATAACTTCACCTGTAATCCCTGTATCTAGTGGAGACTATTTTGAACTTTATGCAACAAATAATGATACCGCAGCAAAGAGCGTATACGCTGGGGTAACTTCTACATTTCTATCTATGGAGGTACTTGCATAATGATAACATTAACTTTCATAGGAACCAAATACCAATATCTCCATGACATCCTAATCAAAGCAGGATATCCACCAATTTCAGTGTTTGTTAATGGTACAACCTATACAGTTAATTTTGAAAATCAAGCAATCGCTGATGCAGCAATGGTTATCGCAGATGCTCAATGTATAGCGATGGATAAGCATGCGAGAAAAACTGCGGTAGACGATAAATACAATGATATCTATATTAACCTTGACCGATCATTTGCAGCAGCGAATAGACTTGGGAATCCAACAACTCATTTAGTAGAAAAAAGTGCTGAATTACTAGTAGCGCACAAAGCAGAAAAGGTGGCGATTGATAATGAATAACTTTGATTTTGCATGTGAGTACTGCGGAGCCTTAATTGACCAATCAACAGGACTTTGTACAAACCCTAATTGTCCAGGTAGCATCAAGTCTCAAAACACTAACATAACTGAGGAATAACCGTGGAATATTCCTTAGCATTTTTCACTACAGGATTAATTCTTGGATATCTATTGAAATCATACCAGACACAAAGGAAAGCTGAGGTGGAGCAAAGAAAGAAAACTATAGGATTTAGGGGAGATGTAGATGAGCGATGATGTAACAAATGTATTACTCAAGAAAGTCGATGAGC